ATGGCGGGGCTTATGCCGCACTGGTCGTGTTCTCGTCCTCTCATGGTTTCCGTGGGAATAAGGTGAGGATCAACGGTGCCCACGACCAGACTAGCGCAATGGTATCTGTAGGCCAATCCGCTACCGGCGCGACCAATTCCTACAGCAATCAATGGGAGATTCAAGGCCATCCAGCTACGGGATGTGTGGGGCTGGATGTGTGGGGCGTCAATGACTATTACCTACTCACATGCTCAGGTGACAGGGGAACCCCGGCAGTTGGGGTAAAGCTCGAATCTTCTGCTTCTAAAAACGTGGTTATCGCCCACAAGAACTTTGCTACTACTCCAGTCTCCAACCTGGCTACGGCGACAGACAACATCATCATCTCTGAGGGCGATTACGAAACCGGAACATGGTCGCCGGCACTGTCTTTTGGCGGCGCGTCAGTTGGCATCACCTACACCACGCAGCTTGGCCGCTGGCAGAAGGTAGGGAGTCGCGTCCGTTTCGAGATCCGTATTGCGCTATCAAGCAAAGGAAGTTCTTCTGGCAACGCCTCTATCTCTCTTCCATTTACGTCAAAGAACATCAGCGGCATGGTCACAGCAGTCACCTACATCGGCAATAATTACGCGGTCGGAATTGCGAACATGCTTGGCACTATCTCTGCCAACGCAAGCGCCATAACTCCACAGAAATTCGCTGCGGGTGCCATCACGACCATGGCCGATACGGATTACACGAATACATCAACCATAACTATTGCTGGCGAGGTTGAAGTCTGATGGATTATGAAAAATACGAAGGCCCGGAGCGCCGAGGCTCCAGCATCCTCTCACCTCAGCAAATTGAAGAAATCGCCGAAAGAGCGGCAGAGGTCGCTTTGGAAAAAGTCTATACCAGCATCGGCAAGTCTGTCGTATCGAAGTTTCTCTGGCTGGTTGGGGCAGCGGCTCTTGCGGTTGCTGCTTGGCTAAATGGCGCGGGCTACTTGAAGAGCTGACCATGGCGGCTGAACACAAGAAAGACGAGAAGAAGCCGGAGCCTTCCACGGCGGCGTACCTGATGGACGCCCTTAAAAACATGGCGGCTGGCGCTACGACTTCTGCTGTGCTGCAGAAGAAGAAACTTGACGAAAAAACTAACACGATTGGGGTACGCGGATGAAGACTTCTCAGGATGGGATCGACCTCATCAAGTCCTTTGAAGGCTTTGCGCCCATGGGTTACATCTGCCCAGCGGGTAAGCTGACCATCGGCTACGGCCATGTGATCCGAAAGGGTGAAACGTTTGGCACGCTCACTGAGCCAGAAGCGACTGCGTTGTTGGCCGTTGATTTGGTGAAGTACGAAGCCGCTGTGCTTGGGTGTGTTGATCCAGATGTTGCGTTGGAACAACACCAGTTCGATGCACTTGTGTCTTTCTGCTACAACGTTGGCCCTGCCAATGTTAAAACCTCAACGTTGCTGAAGAAGCTCAACAACGGTGACTATGAAGGAGCTGCCAATGAATTCCAGAAGTGGGTTCGTGGGGGCGGTAAGGTTCTGCCGGGGCTGGTGAAACGTCGCATCGCAGAACGCGCCATGTTCCTTGGGAAGTACCACGTATGAACGGACTGCTGAAGCGGCTGCGTAGCAAGACCTACTGGCTGGGCTTTGCCACGCTGATCCTTGGAGCTCTTGAGGCAGCCCAAGCCACTGGCGCTTTGCCTGATCTGCTTGATGGCCCAGCCCGCGGCTACCTGACCATCGGCGTAGCTGTGGCCATCTTCATCCTGCGTGAGATGACCAGCAAGCCGGTGAAAGACAAATGACCCCCAACCCCTACGCCCTGCTGGGCGGCTTGCTGCTGATCCTTGGCGCAGCCACTGGCGGCTACATCAAAGGCCGTGCCGATGCCAACGCCTCTTGGGAACTGCAGGTGGCAGAGAAGGAACGGGAAGCTCACGCCAAGGAGCGCCAGTTACAGGAGGAAGCCAATGCTATCCAGAACAAACTCCAAGCGGACAATGCTCGCATTGCTGATCAGCTTGCCAACGCTCTTGAGCGCCTGCGCAACCGCCCCGAGCGTTTGCCCGACGCTACCCTCACCACCTGCAAAGGTGCCACTGGGGCCGAGCTTTCAAGGCCAGATGCAGGATTTCTTGAACGGGAAGCTGCCAGGGCAGACCGACTCCGTTCAGCCCTTGAAGCCTGTCAGTCCTGGGCTGAAACTGTCACTGAATAAGGGAGGCTTATGACCACCAAAGTACCCGCTGCATTGCTAGGAGCTGACGTTCCGACTACCGCCTCTGTTGTTGCTGCCAACGTGAAGCTAACTGGCGACGTTGTTCAAGTCGTCAATTCACAAACTGGTGCGGTTGCCACTGGCACCACGGTGCTCCCTTACGACGATACGATCCCTCAGAACACAGAACGTGGGTATCAACCAGATCGAATCCAGCGGGCAGGTGCTGTGCTGGGCAGCGAAGTGGCTGGGAGAGAAGAAGGTTTTCTTCTCTAGCCTGGAGAACCGCAGCCCTGTGGCCATGCTCCAGCAGATTCACAACCTGGTGGATGAATCCGATGCCGTGGTGCATTACAACGGCGTCAAGTTCGACATGCCTACCCTGAACCGGGACTGGATCAAGAACGGCTTTGCGCCCCCCAAGTCCGGTCAAGCACATTGACCTGTTGCACCTGTGTAAGCGCCAGTTTCGTTTCGCCTCCAACAAGCTGGACTACGTGGGCCAGTACCTTGAGCTGGGCGAGAAGGTGAAGCACAGCGGCTTTGACCTATGGACTGGCTGCATGCGCAATGACCCAGTGGCATGGGCGCAGATGCGGGAGTACAACATCCAGGACGTGCTGCTGGAGAAGCTGTACTACAAGCTACGCCCATGGCACGACCGCCACCCTTCGGTATCCGCCAGCGAGGAAGTCAGCGGGTGCCCGAAGTGTGGCAGCCTGGAATACGAGCGCCGGGGCTACGCGCTCACCGTCAATCAGAAGTACCAACGCTACCGATGCAAAGGATGTGGCGGTTGGTTCCGTGGCCACAAGTCAGTCCTGACTGGCCGGAAGGGCGAGCGGTTTCTGAACGTGGCCGCGTAGCATGGCGTCTGCCGTGTCTTCCGTGGCCTGAGCCAACGCATCCTCCATCAGCCAAGCGTAGACCTTCGTGGTCTGCGCTGACTTGTGGCCAAGGCGCTGCATCACATTCTCAATGGACGTGCCAGGGACGCTGATGGCCACTGAGGCGTAGGTGCGGCGCAGATCGTGGATGCGTAGGTCGGGGAACCCTTCCTCATTCCTGATCCGGTTCCACAGCTTGTAAGGACTCTTGATCCCCAGCATGGGGCCGCTCGTTTGTGGCAGCTTGCTCAGGGCTTCCAGCGAAACGTTGGGCAGTTGGATCACACGGTACTCACCGTCACTGTCAGCCTTGTGGTCGCCAATCAACAGCCGTGAGCCATGCAGGTCAGCCCACGTGGCGTTGGCCAGCTCACCCTTGCGGGCGCCAGTGGTCAGCAGCAGCCAGATAAACACGGCGGCTTCGCGCTGTGGGCCATCCATTTCCACCCGTAGCCTATCCACCAAGCGGGCCAGTTCCTCCCGTGTGGCCTTGCGTTTGCGCTTGTTCTCCTTGTTGGTGACGACGCCGCGGCAGGGATTCTCCGTCGCCCACTTGAGGGGAGCGATGGCGAAGTTGAACAGCTTGGACAGCAGCGCCTTCACCCGGTTGAACTGGATGGGCGTGTCAGCCATCTCTTCCTTCAGATCCGCTAGCGTTTCGTAGGTGATGGAACTCAGCTTGCGGTTGCCGAAGCGTGGGGCCAGGTGCTTGTTGTACAGGAACTGACGGCCATAGGCTGACTTCTTGTGCTGGCCAATGTCCTTCCAGTACCGCTTCCACAGCTTATCCAGGGTGGGGGCGTCCTTGGCTTCGTTGCGCACAACGATGGGGTCTTTGCCGCTGGCCACCACGCCCAGCATTTCCTTGACCAGCTTGCGTGCCTGCTCCAGTGTGATGATGCCGTGGTCCCCCAGCTTGGGGCGGCGCTCCACGCCATCCTTGGTACGGAAGTACAGGTAGTACGCCTTCTTCGTGGCAGACACCTTGAGGTGCAGGCCGGGAATCGTGGCGTCACGCAGGATGGCGCCGGGGGTGGCGGTTGGGATGTTGCGGTTATTCAGTTCCACGTCACTACCTCCGCGTGATACATCGCCAGCCACAGCGCCTTCTTTCTGAAAGGCAAGGGGCCAAGCCAAGGGTTAAATGTTGCGTACTTAGGCAGGGGAACCCCTCTCCCTAAAGGCCGTGGAATGCTAGTGATCGTGTCCATAGTAGGTCGCACCTGGGTCGCAGACGTTAGTGAAATGGCGTGACCCCCAGTGAGAGCCACGCCAACGTACCCTTTGAACAACGAAGCCTTGCTGCAGCTTCTTCAGGGGTAAGGTGCGTCACCATGATCTTGACGTTCTCCAATCCTCGTAGGCGTCCCGCCAGGTGGCCTTTGGGAATGAGGTGAAGCCGCATCCCCTGCACCACCAGAATCCGTGGCGATATTCCAAATGTGGTTTGATTTTCACATCAGTTGCCCCACTGGACTTTGCCGCCCATCACCGTCTCCCAATGTTCGCGGAGCGTGTCAAGGGGGCCAAGGACATATACCCATGTTGAACTGGAGTGATCAGCACGGCTCGCTTTCTTTCGCTCATGGCCAGGAGCCACCTTCTTCAAAGCTCGACCTATGCTGTACTGATCCGGCAAGCGCCCTTTGATGTTGCGTTCCTTGGCATATTTCGAGAACGCGGCTTGGAACCGATCCGTGGAGATACGCTCCACCCACTCGTCACCGAATTCGCTGCCAACGATTCGGCCATCCAGCAGGCACGTCATCCACCACTGCTCGAATGGCTCCAAGCTGGCGAACTTCTGATCCATCAGCGCCTTGGTACTGGGGGCGGCATTCACATCCTGCGTGATGGGGTAGTCCAGCAGATAGCGCAGCAGGTAGGCGTCACCGCCCTCTTGATCCAGGCCGACGCGCATCTCCTCGAAATACTCACGCTTCTGCTTCTTGCCCTCGCCCATCTCAAACACCGCCCAGCGGCGTTCGTCGGCACTGGCGGGCACGATCCACTCTTCGTTGCCGATCACGGCCACGCGGGTGAGGTTGCGCACCTCGTAGGATTCCTTGCCTTTCGGCTCAATCACATGGCGGCTGCCGGTGATCAGATCCTTGACCACGCCTTCGGCTTCCTTGTCACCTGACCAGAAGGCTTCATCCAGTACAAACAGCAGGCACTTCTGCAGGTGCATGGTGAAGTTGGAAACAAGGTAGCGGCGGCGTGACGTGACCATGCCATGCCCGCCAAGGAGATGCTTGACCCGCTCCACCAAGGCGTTCTTGCCTGTGCCCTTGCTGCCCTTGAACGCGGCAGCCACCAGCGGCTTGACGCCTGGCTGCTGGATCAGTTGGGCAAACCAGCACGTGAGCCAGTCGGCCAACACGGCGTTGCCCTGGCAGGCGTTCTCCAGCAGATGCGCCTTCCACCGCTCCACCATCGGGTGATTCGAATGCGGGGCAGGCTGGGTGGAGAAGCCGCGCCACATGTTGTACCAGCGCGGGCCAGCATCCACGCCTGGCTCAAACACGATGCCATCGTAGGTGCGGCGCTTGGGCCATTCCATCCAGGCGTTGAACAGCGGCTCCATCTTCTTGCCCGTCTGGAACTTGTAGCTGGCAAGGCGGTCTGCCACCGTGGTTTTGTTCAGGAGCTGGAAGGCGTACTGGCCGTGGAAGTCAGTGCTCTCCCACAGAATGTTGCCGGTGCCGCCAGCGATCACGAAGGCGTACTCGCGGTTGAGCTTTTCAAGGGGATGCACACCCCCTTCATCCTCCCCCACGCTTGGTTCCTCCACAGGGGGGAACTGCGTTTCGGGGGCGGCTACGCCAACGGGTTGCTTGCCGTACTTGTAGGCGTTGCGCACCTTGTCTTCCAAGTCTGCATACGCCCACCGGGGTTGGCACTGTTCGTTCCAGTAGTTGTCCAGAAGGTTGATGGCTTCCTCACAAGGAACCCCGAAATCCTTGAGCTTGGCCGCTACGTGGAAGGTAGTCTGATCCCCGCCTTCGCCTTCGATGGCCACGGGGGCGGTGGCGAGATAATCGATAGCGCGGCGGCGTGCCCGGTCAAAGTCTAGTTCAGCGGCAGTTCCAGTTGCTGTCACTGCTTCTCGCTCTTTGGCAGTTCCGCACTTGGCGGGTAGCCAGTCTGGAGCATCAGCAATTCCATCTCCGGTGGCAACATAAGCCCCCGCTTCGACAGTGCTTGCTGGGCCAACGACAAATCCGCCAGCGCTGCGGATATCGACGCCAAGTCCGAGCACGTTAGCCCCTTGCTTGACGGCTCTGGTATGACAGTAATAAAGGTGTTTCCCACCCGTAGGCGTGCTGACCTCATATGTGGGTTGAAGCTCAAGTCCCTGGAGCTCGAGTTCCAGTAGCGCAGTGTATCCATTCTTCTCTCCTTTGGTATCGATATCTACAACAATAAGCGCCTCGTTCTCTCCGTAGGCGCCAGTGAAAACCCCGATGTTCCAATCCTGATCCAGCTCAAGAACAGGGTCAATCCACCACTTCCTGATCTGCTCTTCCTTCCTGCTTGCCTTCTTCTGCCAGCCTTCGATGGCCGGGAGCTTGGAGCCTTGGATCAAAGGGAAAATAAAAAAGCCGCGACGGGCTAGTTCCAATGCTTGTTCAAGTGAAGCCATGATGGCCTTTCAGCGATGGTTGTATTTCTGATCCATGTCCCGGCAGTCGGCATCGCACCACCGCTTACCCTCTGCCACGTCCTCCCCACACCACAAGCACCAGCCAGTTGGCGCCGGGCCAGTTGGCTTGCGATGGTTTCGCTCTGCTTCCAGAATCAGCTCTTGCTGCTCAAGGCTGCGGTCAAAATCGTCAGGCATTCTTCAGTCCTTACGGTAACGAAGGCCGCGCCAACCGGCAGCGGCCACGGGCAATCCAGTTGCCCAGGTTGGTAATTGTGTCATAACCCGTGCCATTTCCTCAACACTTCCGAAGCCGATTGGGATTTCCGCAACAGCTTCGTCATGCACATGGAAGACGGTGGGGTAGCCAGCCACTTCCAGATTGGGGAGAGCATGGGCCAGCAGATCACGGGCGATGGCCTGAGTGTTGTTTTCTGACAACGAACCGCCATACGTCCCGATACGCACCCAGTCGCCAGCACTCTTGGGGTCGGGGTACTGCTTCTTGGTCTTGCGCTGGGTGGAGTCCAGCACCGTCATGTAGGTCAGGCCATCCTTGCTGCCCCATGGCGCTTCAATCTCCCGAATCTCCGGGTAGGGGTAGGCAAGGCAGCGGCCAGAGGGCAGGCGGCAGAACAAGAAGGAGCCTGACTTCAGGTAGGTGACTTCCCTACCCTTGGCGCCAGCCTGAAACTTGTGGCCGGGGTTGCGGGTGGCAGCGATGACGGCTTCTTCCAGGTCGTACCAATACTGCACCGTGCGGGGGTGCGCCTGGCGCCAGCGGGCTTTGATTCTGTCGGCTTCCTTTTCCTCCACGGCCACGCCGTAGATGCGTGCCATGGATTGGAAGGCGCCTACGCCACCTTGGTAGCCCAGCGCCAGCTCAGACACTTTGCCGATCTGACGGTGTGCCTTGGCTTCCTCCGGCTCGCAGTTGTAGATGCGGCCAGCGGCAACGAGGTACAAGTCAGGGCCAGTACCGTTGTCGAAGGCGCGGAAGGCGTCCAGCTTCCACTCTTCCCCAGCAGACCAGGCCAGCACGCGACCTTCAATGTTGGAGTAGTCGCACGCCATCAGCTCATGGCCAGGGGGCGGCAGTGATGAATGCACGGAGGCAGCCTGACAGCACTTCCATCGGCGGGCCGTACATCAGAGACAGCAACTCAGGATCAATGCCGTCAGTGATGGCGGCAAGGATTTCCTCCTGCAGCGCCGGGTCTTCCAGATACTTGGGCGGGCGCGGGTAGTTCTGAATCTGGATGCGACGGCCAGCCCAGCGGCCAGTGGCAGCGCCGTGGTACTGCATCGTGTTGCGGATGCGGCTATCGCTGCCAGCCGATTCCAGCATGGCCTTCAGCTTCGCAGTGCTCGATTTGCCTGCCTCTTGACGTAGTTCCAAAGCCCGCCTCGCATCGGGCGGTAGGTCGTCGAGAGATAGCGCATCAAGTACGTCCGACTTCGCCACGCCCTGCACCTCGACGCCACGCGCAACAAGCCAATCCTTGAGCTGGCCAGTCGCTGTGCAAGTCGCCACAGCTCCATTCGTAACTTTTCGGATCGCGCTGTTGAGGCGTGCTTGCGCTTTCTCCACGATCTGCATTGCCGCTTTAATTGCTTGCGTATCCACATACAAACCTCTCTGATTAATCTTCTGGTCAAGTACCCACAACTCTTGCTCCGTGGGCGACAGTTTCAACAGCCGCTTGTACAGCTCCCGCTCCACTTCCACGTCGCGCTTGCAATACTCGTAGAGGCGCTGCAGGGATTCGGGGTCTTCGCGGTACGTGCCATCGGCCTTCGGCTTGCCCATGGACATCATCAGCCGGTGGCCAGCCATGTCCTTCTCCATCTCAAGGCCGACTGCAGCGGATGCCTTGTCAAGAGAGCCGGGCAAGCCCAGCGCGTAAGCCATGGCCATGGTATCAAGGCATTGCCCCGGCTTCAGCTCCCCAACTTCCGGGTACTGCCTGGCCAGAACGCCATTCCAAACAGCCAGCTCAAAGGAGCTATTGTGCGCCACGACTGGCAGCCCCTCAGATATGTGCAGAAGAACGTCACGCTCAAACTCAGGGTCGTACTCGCCGTGCGCCCATATATGCACGGGGCCATCATCCACAGCCCACCCAAGGCACAACACTTCAGTGCGTGGGTCAGTGGCGTAGTTGTGCAAGCCAGCGGTCTTCAGGTCCACCGGAGAGCGTGTCTCGAAATCGATTGTCAGGATTGTCATGGCGGTAAAAAAGAGAGCCACTGGCTCTCTTTATCCTTTCTTCGTCCGGGTTAGTCGAACAATCCGCCAGCATCACCACCTTCGCTGGCCACCGCTTCAAACTCGGAGGCTGCGGGGATAAGACTGCCGCCCAGTGGTGCGTCATCACGTAACTTCTGGATGTTCTGCAGGCCAAACGCCAAGCCCTTGTTGCCTTTCTGGTCGTAAGCGTAGGCACGCACGGTGGCCCGCGCCCAACAGCCCGCGTAGAACTCGGCATCATCGATGATATCGACCAACTTGGCATCGACCAGCCCCGGCTTCTGGTTGGACTTCAGGTTGATGAACACGGCGCCTTCTTCGTAGCCAGCGGCTTCGCGTTCGCCTTGGTCACGGAACGGACTGCGGATGTTCTTGGGCCACTTGGACTTGTCGCTGCCCCACTTGTCTTCCATGGCAGCCTGGGCAGCCTTCTTCAGCTCGTCCAGGTCTTCACCCTTCTTGAAGAGTGCGACCAGGCTGTACTCTTCCTTGCCTGACAGGTCGTTCTTCTTGGGGCGGAACACGTTGGGGTAGGACACACGAAAAGCGGGGGTCATTACATTGCTCACGGGTTTCTCCAGTTAAGCGTTTGAAAATTCAGCTTTGGCAGAAGCTTGCCGTAGCTGTTCAGGGGTGACACGGGCGTAAGCCGTGACTTTTGCGAAGGTTTCGTACTTGTCGGTGAGTTGAATAAGCAGATCCTCCAGGTACTTCTGTGCCACGCTCACACGCTCCTTGATCTTGTCTTCCAAGGTGCTGTCGCGTTCATACAACACTTCAGTGATACGCATGTGGGCAGGAATGTGGGATACCTTATGGATAGACGGGTCTTCGTAACCGATTAGATTGTCCGGGGTATCGACCAGACAATACGCTACGCGCCACGTGGGCTTGTCGAACAGCATCATGTAGCCACGGCACTGCCATTCGTAAGTCTTGTCTTCACCTTCCTCCGATACGATGGGGAAGGTATCAACGCTCCATGAGGTTTTGATATCGATGCCAAAATTGGCATCAATTATGTCAGGCTCACCTGTCAGCCATTCATTCTCGCGGCGCTCTTCGTTCTTCACGAAGTTGGACAGGAACACCTGATTGTACAGGGCGATGCTGTCGTTCTCGCACAGCAGCCCCTTCTGGATGAACTTGGACTCCACCCGGCCACGGACGCCAAAGATAATCTCGCGGGCGATCTTGCGGATGGCGGTAATCGCCCCCTTGGATAGCACCTCGCCCTTGGTCTTGGGATCAGTCATCAAGTCAGCCAGCGAGTGGCAGCGGAATTTGTGGTGGATCATTTCACACCTTCTCTGCAGCAGCCACGAACGAGCCATACTGCTCAGGCTTCAACTCGCTGATGCGGGAAGCGCCGTGCATGGTCAGCAGTTCTTTGGCTTTCAGGATGCCGTGCGTTTCGTTGATGCGGGCCAGGGCGGCACGGACTTGTTCGATAGTGGCAGCCGCGGCATCCGCGGCATCCGCCTGTACTTCGCTTGACGCGACAGTAGTAGCTACCCCCTCAACCACAACGGTGGCGCCCTCTGTGGAAGGTTGACCCACAAACACTGATGCGCCACTGCCGGTGTTTTGCTCCACCTCCGGCTGGGAGTTACCTACGGCTACATCCTTTTTCTTCTTCCGCTCGGCACGATTGGCAGGCACCGGCGTGTCTTCCACCGGCAGGGCCGTTGCAGAAAAATACGCCACCAGCTCGGCAGCGTTCGCAAATTCAAGGGTTACTTTGATGGTCATTTCAGTCTCCGGTTACGATGTTGTCACTGTAGCATCACGTTGAGAAAAACGCAATACTGTTAATCAAAAATTTGTGCGAGGTCTGCTGTCTTCGCCTTGAGAACCTTCTGAATACGCTGATCCAGGCTGTTTGTGAGCGTAACAAATCGCACCAAAACGTTGCGTTTTTGTCCAATCCGATGCACACGCATGGCAGCTTGGGCGTTGTTGGCAGGCACCCAATCGGCTTCCACAAACAGCACTTGGTTGGCAGATGTGAGGGTGACAGCGGTTCCACAGGCTTGAATCTGGCCGATGAAGATACGGCATTTCGGGTTGTTCTGGAACTTATTGACCCGAATCTGCCGCTTGTGCGCGGGCGTGCCGCCATACAGGGTCACGGGGTTGAACTCTTTGAGCTCCATCTCCAGCAGTTCGATCAGGCGCTTGTGAATGCAGAACAGCACAATCTTGTCCTGCCCGGCTTCCATCTCGTTCTTGATCAGCTCAATCACCGGGTAGGCTTTCTGCAGGCCCGTGTAGCGTCGGAGGGTGGCTAAGGCTGGTTGAGCTGCGCCTAGAGCGGCGATACCTGCTTCGCCTCCAGCCATGGAGCGGAGGATAACGTTGGCGGCGGCTTCTTCCTCTGCCAGCTTGGCGTCCAGTTCCGGGTCTTCACGGACGGGGTAGCCTGGATCGTAGAAGTACAGCAGCTTATCCACGGGGCCGGGTTCTACCAGTACATCAGACCATGTGACTGGGGGTAGTTCAGGCATAACTTGATCCTTTTTACGTCGTAACATTACAGGTTCCAGCAAGTCCTTTATCTCGCCAAGGCGCTCTTTCCTTGTGCCAGTGACGTTGATGCCGTACTGCGTCTCGTACCAGCGGCAATACTTGTTGAGGAAATCAAAGTACGTCAGGTCAGTGATGCCGAACGCCTTGAGCATGGGCCACATTTCAGAGAAATTGTTGGGGGCGGGCGTACCAGACAAGCACCAGAGGTAGCGTGCGTTGTTGATTAGCGCCCCCAGTTGCTTGCTGCCATGCCCAAACACCAACTGCGTGCGCTTGGCTTTGCGGTTCTTGAGGAAGTGCGCCTCGTCGCAGATTACGGCATCCCACTTGACGCCGATCAGCGCCTTGTGAATCGATACCGCCACATCATAGCTGCACGTGACCACTGCCGCGCCATCCGGCAGCTTGTCCTTTGCAGTGAATATGGGCTTGTACGCTCTCGGCACGAAGCTGAACTTCTCAAACTCGTAAATCCAATTCACCCTCGCCACTGCTGGGCACAGCACCAAGATGCGCTCCAGGTAGAGCATGTCGGCAGCCCTAATGGCCTGGCAGCTCTTGCCTAAGCCCATCTCGTCAGCCAATAACGCTTGCTTACGCTCGGACAGGAACTCGGCGCCCACCATCTGATATGGAAGGGGGCTTAACGGCACTCTTCGTCCTTCTCTTGATCACGAAGTTCCTCCTGCACTTTACTTCGCAACTCTCGGGCACGGTCGAAGGCGTCGATCACCTTTTCGTACTGTTCCTGCTCTTCCAAAGAGTGCATCCAGTTAGCGCACGATCCGCGCCCGCAAATATCGCAGCTCATTTAATCCACTCCCAGTTCTTCACGTCCAATTGCTTCACCCAGCCTTCGGCTTTCAGCCGATGCAGGATGGAGCGGCCCGTAGATACGCCAGTCGCTTCTTCAAACTGCGTGATGGACAGCTTTCCACCATAGCTATCGAAGGCGGCTTTGTATTGCTCCATCTGCTTGGCGATTCTGCGCTGCCTGGCAGCGTCGATCTGCTCCTGCCTGGCTTCCACAGACACCGGCTCGTCGTAGAGGGGGCGCACAGGCGTCAGCAGCATTTGTGCAAAGTTCATTCCACACTTCCTTTCTCGCCGCGCTGCCATAGGCTATGCTCAGTAGCCGTGCCGAATCGGCAATACTCCGGGTGCCCACGTTGGGCTTCAATGCAGCCTTTGCGATGCGCCTGCGGATCAATACTCCCGCAACACAGCCAGTAACGTTGCTCACTTCCTTTCTCGCTCACCTTCGCAGCGTCTTCCGGTTCCCACCCTTCACAGTCACAGACATACCGGCCTTCGTTGTGCGAAGCGTTGCGGTTGAATCCGTGGGGCGCGTCTGGATGGTCTGAGCATTCACCATTCCTACTAATTTGCTCATTGATTAGTAGAGATTTGCTAGGGGCGTACTCCGGGGCGGCGGCGTAGGGTGGGGCTGCGGGTAGCGGCATCCAGTGTGTGAACTGCGGTTGGTTGAATACGGCGTAATCTCCCCAATCGTGGATGCTTATGTCGCCGTGTTTTGCGCTATACAGCAGAACGTCATTCCCTATTGGTGCAGTCTCAATCGGCTGCCATTCGCATTTACACATTGCTATCTCCTTGTTCGGGGGCTGCGGCAAGGGCGCGGATGGCGGCCACAGCACCAAAATAAACCGTGTCATCCGCCGTCTTGTCGGAGTCGGCGAGGGCTTCCAATAGAGTTGATCGTGCGGGCGTGTAGTCACAGCGGCGAATCTGATTAGCCGCCATTTCCAGCGCCGCCTCCAGCTTCTTCACGCGCAGGGCGAGGGCGGCTGCTTCGTTGAGAAGGTCATCATATTTTCCGCCGATGATTTCTTCTCCCCGCCGTGACTCAGCAAGCTCTGCCTGTAGGCGCTGATTCTCCTTCACCGTATCTTCATGCTCGGCCATATCTTCCTTCAGCAATTCAATCCGCGCGCTTTGTTTGTCTATGGTCGCCTGTAGGCGTTCGATTTCCTGCAACGAGCAATTATGCGGAATCATCTTGCCGCTCGGCGTGAAGTAGTAAATTCCCGGCTTAATCAGATTGGAATCAAGCTTATTGTTCCACTCTGCAATGCGCTCTATCTGTCCTGTTTCTTTCTCGCTCATATCAACACTCCCTCGAAATCTGTTGTGCTGCAATGCTTCCGGCTGCCCTGTGTTCCAGCTTATTGGTCAGTTGACAGGATATTGGACACTTTTGACGTCTACTTAGCGTTAGGGGTGTCGTCATCCGTCACCAGTTCGTAATGCCTGCCGCCGATGTGCCGCATCTTTTGCATCGTCGGCTTATCCCACACGCACCAGATTTCCCCGGTCTTCGGGTCTTTGGTCCGCTTGCCCTGCGCATACCAAAGCGTCACGGCCTCCCAAAACGGAGAGCTTTCTGGCGGTTGCGTTTCGAGCGGGTCGCCAGCCTTGTTGAGCACAATCGGGCCGCAGTAGTGATGGTCTTCAAACCGCCATTTCTTGCCGCCTGCGGAAATAATCCGCTCTGGCCCAGCCCACGAAATGTGTATCGTCTGCATCGAAAATCCCCTAACCCGGCAGTCCACTCGGACTCGCCGATAAGGCCGGCGAGCCGGTGACTTTTACGTTAGATGACT